GCAGTATAACTATGCACATCAAATCCATCTTCTATCTCCCTCATTGCAGTTTTATCTTGTGATAAGAATGCTGATACCCTAAACTCTAACTGAGCAAAGTCAGCTTCTAATATTTGTCCACCATCCCAACGAGATACGAACACTTTCTTGACAGGAAATGTGCCACCTCTAGGCATATTCTGCATATTAGGGTCAGCACCACTAAATCTACCTGTTGCAGTTCTGTGTTGTAGCAATCTGACGTGCAACTTGCCATCAGATTTTAGGTGTGTTGTTATTCCCTCAACAAAAGAAGACAAATATGTCTCTAATGCTGATAATCTTTGTAAATCTTCTAAAAAGTTTTGTGCATTTGTAAGATTTTTACTCTTAGCTATGTTCTGTAGTATAACTAAATTAGTTTTATTGACAGTAAACCCATTTGCACTTGCCCATTTTGCATTTGGTGGTGTAAATTTTAGTCCTGCTATGTTAGAGGTCTCTCTAAAATGATATCCATTGCCTTTGCAGTCTGTGCAAATGTTAGTATTGGCATATGGTGTACCATTCTTTCTAGTTTTTCTTATTTTACCTGCACCAAAACAAGTTTGGCATCTCTCTGCCTTTGTTTTGTATACTATATCTGAATTATCTTTGACTGTTTTCTTAAAATCTTTGTCAGGCATATAAGGTGTAAAAGAGTTTGCCCACATAGCTTTGTCTTTTGGCTTTCTGCTATAGATAACCCAAGACATTTGTTCAGGACTACTTAAATTAATAGGTGTATCTCCCATTAGTTGTATAACTTGTTCTTTCAACCTGTTCTCAATGTCAATCTTTTCGTTCTCAAA